TGACTGCAGTGGCCGGGCCCGGTCCGACCGGGCCGTTCCTCGGAAAAGGAAGCTGAAGAAGCTCCAGAAGCAAAAAGGCCCTGCGGACCGATGTGGTCCGCAGGGCCTTTTTCCCCTGTGTTCGGTCGCGGGGCTTCCGTAGGAGTCCCCGCGAATTGATCGGAAGGTCGATGGGCCTGAAGATCAGAAGCGGAAGTCGCTGAGTGTTGTGTCGCAGGGCATTTTGTTGTGGTCATTTGTTTTGTCCCACGGATTGTCCCACGCCGAGCATCATTCAGTAGAAAAGGCGTTCTTTTGAGAGACGCTCATCTTGCTCACGTAGTTCAGGCGGCGGAGAGCGTCGTCGACGGCCTTTTCACCTTTCAGCATGAACCACTTACGGATCATGCCGACAGTCCATCGGCCTGCGCCGTTACGTCCGCCGTAGTCCATCGACGGCGGGATGAATCCGGAGTCGACCGCATTGCGGAGACTGGTTTCGGATTCATAGCCCAGGCTTTCCATGAGGCTCTTCTTGTCGAGTATAGAGTAGTCCGGGACAGTCGTGTCAAAGATGTCAATCTTCATTGATGATTTCCTCCTGGATCCGTTTGATTTGTCTGCGTGCCTTTGCGTGGCGGTAGTAATCCATTCCTCTTTCGAGGCCCGGCATGAGAAAACGTAGCTGGTCGAGCAGTACGAGAACGTCCGCGAGTTCTTCTGCAAGTTCTCCTAGGTGCTTCAAGGATCTATCTGCTGTAAAGCGTGACAGGGCAGTCACGCTTTCACCGAGCTCTTCCTGAAGTTTGTTGAGTTGATGGCTTTTGCCATACCAGAGGGCGATGGTTTTGACGTTATCGAAATACTCGTCATTGCCAAGCATGAGCCAGCTCCCATTTCTTGAGTTCGTCGCAAAGGGTGCGTGCGCTGAGCTGTACTCTGTTGAAAGCCTGCTTGCTGGCGCAGTTCTTGGCGATGGAAAGGTATGACGTGTAGGCCTTGATCGATCGAACGATGTCTGCCGTGTCCTTGTTGTCGATGAGTCGCTTTGCGAGGCCGAGGAGGTTGGCGACCGATTGATCGCGATAAGACCATCTGAGCTCGCGTCGAATGTCTTGCACGACAATTTCGGTTTCTGTCATTCGTCTTTCTCCTTTGCCATCTGGATGCGGATCGAGCGATAGTCCTTCAGCTTCCCGACTAAGTAGGACAGGTCACGGATAGCATTGTCGACCTCTTGCATGGTCGGCGGCTTGCTACCTTTCCAGTCTTCTTTTCTTGCAAGCGCGTGTACCGAAATGAAGTTCAAAGCGACGATTGCTTGGCGTCTGTATGCTTTTTCGGGCTTCATTCCTCGTCCTCCTTGATCTTCGATAGCAGGAACGTCTTGAGCACAAGTGCAGCATCCTCTTGTGAAACCTTGCGCACGTCATCGGTAACCTTCTGGAAGATCGGTTTTGCTGCTTGGTTCAAGATGACGCAGTTGCGGGCTTTCTCGTTCGTCGTGAAGTTGACTTCATAATGCCTGCCGTTCACGTAGAATCCGTAGCCCCACATATTCTGAGCGCCCGTAATTTCGCAGTTGAGACGCTGCATCTGTATCCCTGCCCACTCCGTTTCGGCCTTTTGGAAAGCCTTTGCGTCCTTCGCTGCCCGCAGGATCGAATTCGCGATTTGCTCGGCTTCGTAGTGCCACATGTAGGCGGGGTATCCTTCGCCGGAGACAAGGACGCGAATTGACGTTCCTTCACGCGTAATCAACGCTGTATAGTCGCGTTCATCATCGTTCGTGTTGTCGTAGTAGTCCTTCTCCCACGGCGTGCCGACGATCTCTACAATCGCGTCCTGAGCGGCGGCATCAATTTTTACTGTCTGGCTCATTCCTCATCCTCCCACGGAGCATATCGAGCAGTCACATCCTCGCGTCCGAAGGCGTCCAATCGGCCGTCCCAAAAAATAGGAAGCGGATGCATCAACCCGAATGGGTAAAAGTATCGACCGTCAAAAACTGCATATCCCTTGAAAAGCGTCTTGCCGTAGTACGGTTCCGGTGTGCCAGTGTTTTGATCCTTTTCTTTGACTTCGAGCCTGAGCGGCAACCCGTGCGGCGGCGTCGTGTCCGGATACGTTTTCCATTGCGTCATTCCTTGCCCTCCTTACGGAAAGCCCCGCGCGAGGCGGGGCATGAGTGGGTTACTTGTTGAGATGGTGGGTTAATTGTTTTCGTTGACTGCGTCGTCGATGTACTCGGCGTCGTTCACGTCGCCTTTCTCGATGAACTCTGCATCGAGGAAGTCCTGGTTCGTCGTTGCCTCGCCTCGGTCAGTCTTCTCGTCGATCTCGACGGCGCGGACGGCCTCGATGCTCACCGGCAGGTACTTGAACAGGCGGCGGATGACGGTCTTCTTGGCCATCTCCTCCCAGTGACTTGCCCACGGGCCAGTGTTGCCGGCCTTCGAAGTCGAGCGCACCTTTTCGATTTCTGCGCGGCTCATCACTTCGAACTGGATGCCGCCTCCCTTGAGCTTGGCGACTGCGTAGACATGAGTGACAGGACCTCGGTCTGCGGTCGATGCTGGCACATGCTGAATGTCGGGATCGAGGCCGAGCTGGTAGTTGAAAGTGTCCTGTGCGTGCACCGTCCAAGCCTGCAAGCTGATGATCTGCCCGGAGCGGCGGGCGAGGTCGATCATGCCGCGATAGCCGATGATGAGCTGTGCGTTCGGGCGGCCGGAGCGGTCCTTGCCGTTGCCGAAGGGCAGCAGGTAGCAATGCCCGAGAGCGGAGCCCGGTTCGAGGCCGAGGGCCGCGCACTGGAGGACTGCACCGTAGAAGCTTTCAGGGGCACACTTGAGGAGCGCCGGGGTCTTGCGGCATTCGGTCATGACGATGCGGGTCAGACGATCGGGCGTCATGCTCTTCGGCATTGCGAGAGACATCTGCTTCTGGAAGCCCGTAGAGCGGACGACGTCGATGAGCGTTGCCGGGCGGTTCGGTCGTTCGGCTACGGCGGCAGGCTGCTGAGTGGCGGCGGGAGCGATCTGCTGTTTGAGAGTGTCGGTAGTAGACATAGTGTTTGTTCCTTATGGGTTAAGCGAGTCGGAGGACGCGGGTGCTGGTGGTCTTTGCGTAGTCCTGATAAAGGTCCGGGTGTTCTTTCTTGAAGTCAGTCGAAGAGAAGCGCGTGATGTTCATCGCTTTGTAGGTGACGGCTTTTTTACCGCCGAGCGTGAGGCCCGTCTTCTCGCCGATGGCCATGATCAGACGGGAGGCAACGGCTTCTTCCTGTTCCTTCAGGGACTTGATCTGCTCCTTGAGGTTTCGGAGTTCGCCGATGTCTGTGGCTTCTTCGTTTGTGGCTTCGGTCATCTCGCCGGAGTCTTTTGCGTAGAGCTTCTTGATGTCGTCGACGTTGATGGGTGCCGGCGGGACGTCCTTGAGCACGTGGTTTTCCCAGAAGTCTCTGCACTTGGAGACGATGGCGTCGATGACGTCCTCGTCACGCTTGACTTCATACATGCGGAAGTCCTGGCCTCCGATGAGCACTGCGACATAGAAGGTCTCGATGCCGGTGACTGCCATGTACCACTGAATCTGCGTCTCGTAGTAGAGCGGGATTTTGTGTTCCGTCACTATCTTTCCAGCGAGGATCTCAGCTTCCTGAGAGTCGCCCCAGTGTTCCGACATGTAGACGCTCGCAGTCTTGCACTCGAGGCCGATGTCGGTGGAGAGCAGGCGGCCGCACTCTTCAACCTTCTCGGGCTTGAGTACGGAGACGCGGCCGGCAATCGCGGGGTTGACCACTGCGCGGTCGATGTTGCCGCGCATCCAGCCGTCTTCACCCTTCGAGAGCATGTAGTTGACCTTCTGGACCTTCATGCCGGTGCGGTGGCTGAACTCCTTGGCAACGATGTCCTCGAGGACGGTGCCCCAGTACGCGGCTTCGTCGGCGGCGGATCCAGAGGACTTGCCGGTTTTTTCTTCCCAGAGCTGAAGCGGCGTCTTGTACGGGTTGAGCCCGAGGATTGTGGAGACGTCAGAGCCGCCGATGCCCTTGGTACGTTCCTTGAGCCATTCGTCGCGGCTCATCGCGGCAGTGCTGATTGCGGTCATTGTTTCTCTCCTTAAAACGGGACTTCTTCCGGTGCGATGTTGTCTTCTGGTGCGGCCTTGGGGTGCTCGTCGTACTCGAGCTCGTGCACTTCGTTGTAGATAAGCCAGGACGCGTGCTCGATCGCTGCATCGAGTTCGGTTGAGATCTTGAGCGTGGCCTTCAGCGAGCTTTCGTAGCTGTCAGCGATTCGTGTTTCCATGAGTGCGTCAAGCACATTGAGCGAGGCGCGGGGGTCCTGCCAATAAGCCGGCATCGCGGAGTCGTAGTGCGAAAGCACGTACTCTCGAGCGCCGTCCATGCTTGCCTTTCGGCCAAGTGCGTGAAGCATCTTTGCGATTTCTTTGATGGTGGTCATTCCCAAGCTCCGGTAATCAATGCTGAGAAAACGATGGCGAGCGCACCGATGAAGGCGACTGCCTTCCAGATTGCTGACTGCTGCTCGCAGGGTGGCTGAAAAGAAGAAGGCTCAGGGGCTTTCGCCGGCTGAGCCTTGATCTTGGGTGCGGGCTTGATCTGTCCGCGATGTCTCTGTTTGATCTTCATGTCGAAGTCCTGTGGAATGTGATCGATGATCTTGACGGGATCGGAAAAGCTCATGCGGCCTCCTCCTCTTCGCGTTCCTTCCAGAGCACGCGAAGTTCCTCGAGGCAGTCCGCGATAATGTCTTTGTCGAGCCCTGCGTCGATGGCTGCCTCGGTGAACTCTTCGATTGTGACGAGTTCGCCGCCCGCCGTTAACGTGTCGAGGTCGAGCGGATCGCCGCCGATGAGGATCGGTTGTTCGTCTGGATACTCGTCATACACGGACGGAACGCCGCCCATGCCGAAGTAGAAGCCGGTACTCATGCGAAGTACCTCAATGCGATGATCGTGAGACCGATGACGACGACGCTACCGATCGTAAAAAGGCGAAGGCCGAACGCGATGGTGTCTTCGGACGTCGGCTCGTACTGGACGAGCTCGTCGGCACTTTGGCCAGTGAAGAAATTGAGAAGAGACATAGCGTCCTCTCCGTTTTGAAAATGAAAAAAGGCATTCAGATGCCGCCGAAGGAGAGCGCCACATGGAAGTGGCCGGCGGCACGTGAATGCCTTCTGATGAAAGTGGGGTGAGGGAGCCGGGGGGAACGCAAAAGCCTCTCGCCTGCAGATGCCCCGGCTTTGGGATCTGGGCTAGCCGCCCAGACCAGCGCATATCTGCGTCACGCCGTTTGCCCTCGTAGCCTTTTACGGAAGTGCCTGGATGAAGCGCTCGATGTTCTTCGCGACCGCTTCGTATTTCTCAGGCGTTCGCAGTTTCGACAGCACGTAGGGGTCTGTGAACATGTAGAAGCTGAGCGCAGCGGCGAACGCTCTGCAATCAACGCTGAGCCGGCAGATGTCTTCGGCGGTCGGCTTCTTGATGCCGAGCCCAAGGAAGTACCCGGCGGCGAAGGTCTCGAAGTCTTTGATCTTTTGCATGTTGATCTCTTGGTTTTGGAAGCTGGTTCAAGCGCACTCAGGTATTAGGTTTTGTCTAATGACTGAAGGCGCTTGAATCGGCCACCTCCCGGTGGGATCATTGGTTTGTCGGGCACACCAGTTCGACATCCCTTTAACCCACACCAGGAGGTGAAAAGTGAATTTTGAAAACGATGACACTTACAAAATGCTCGTCACTGAGCGGAAGCGTGTCGAGCTTCTGTCCGAAGCGGCATTCGTGAAAGTCGCTAGGGCTGTACTTCTTTCGTCAGGAAAGATTTCGAGCACCTCGTCAGAGGAAGAGATCTGTGAGGCTCTCTGGAATCTGACTGGCGACGTCATCAAGATGCAGGATGTTCGGGTGCCTGCTTTTGAGAAGGCTGCTGAGTCTGCGCTTCGCCAGGCTCGTCGTGACGCGAAGACATTAAGCGAGTACTTCCCGGCTCATATCGCCTGACGATCACGACGTTCGGCGCTAAAAGGGTCCCGAGGTAGACTTGCCCATTCACGCAGATGTCTATGCGATCACCCAAGTGATGGACTATGTCTTCCTTGTGGCTCTTGGCGATCTCAATCATCTCCAGATAGCGTTCGTCTAAGGGCGTACCGCTCATCTCGCAAACCTGATCCAGCCATGCGTTTGCATCTTCGCTGAACTGGCGAATGAGTGAGCGCATGGTGTGGATGTCGCAGCGCAAGGCTCGGTTTGCAAAAATCAAGTCGGCCATGTCGTCGATGCGGTAAATCAGAGTTCTCGCGTGGCCGTCTTCGAAATAGAGCTTCTCGAGACGTTTGAGGTCGTCGCTTTGAATTTGGATGCGTTTGTCCATTCAAATCTCCTTTGTGCGTGGTTCACGTGTAAGGGCTTTACGGAGTTCTTGCAGCTCTTCCTTCGAAAGCGTGAATTCGAACTCAGGATCTCCGCTCTCCCCGATGGAGACGTGCTCATCGTCTATGGTGAGGATGTAGTTGTCGCTGAAGAAGGTGTTCGGGGTGGGTCCCTCGAACACCGGCTTCCAAGTTGCGTCGTACACCATCTGGAAGAGGTGTACGTTCGTTAGCTTGTCACGAAGAGTCAGCTTCCTAAGCTCCTTAATTTCCTCGATAAAGGAGTCCAGCTCGTCGTTGAGCTCCTTTGCCATTCGAGCCATTCCATTGTCATCGCGGACAATGTCTGCAACCGTTCTGATTGAAAAAGGAGGCTCCGCAACCGCGTACACGCGGCACTCTTCGACGAAGAACCTTGTACGTCCCCTGATCCGGCGGGCCCTTTCGGTGGTCGAAAGCTTCAGGTATCTCTTTTTGTCTATTTCCATTTGGATCTCCTATGAAAGCTGGTTCAAGCGCTCTCACCTCAATGGCGTGTCAAGTGAGGAAAGGCAAAAGCGCTTGAATCGGCTCCCTCCTTTGGTTGTAAGCTAAAGACGTCGGGACCCAGCAGTTTCGACGTTGTTTAACCAACTCCCAAAGGAGGGAAGATGCAGCCAATAACAAAACTAATATTTACTGGAGTGGATGGCTCTAAGTACAAATTTGATGTGTACCCCAGAGGAATCCGTGTTAACAAAGGTCCTGCCGTTTATTCCTTTTTGTCGAAAGTAAATGGCAATTACCACGTCCTCTACATTGGCCAGACTATTGATTTGTCTGAGCGCCTTGCCAACCATCACAAGTGGGATGAGGCTATTCGACATGGCTTTGAATATTTGGCCATTTGTCGTTCCGTCACTTCTCGTGATCTTGACCGCGTTGAGGCAACTCTGATTCAGCGGTACCGTCCTCGTTGCAACGAAGTGGTTCCCCGCTAACGGGACAAATAACCGCGTCGAACGCCGTCCACGCGGCGGCGATTGCGTAAATCAAACGCACGTCGTCGTGCGTGGTTGGCGTTACCACCAGGCGCTTGTCGATTATTTCAACATCCATTGTTATCTCCTTTCGAAAACCCATCTAAGCCCTCTCGGTTGAAAGGGCTTGAATCGGCTTTCAATCGAGACGCGGTTGCGCATCGTCTGCGCTCTGGCCGCTCGGGGCTTTGCCCTCTGCTTCGTTTCAGCTGTTCTCGATCTAGCTCGTGGGGCGAGCTTGCGTCGTTTTCAGGTGGTCCCCAACCCAACCGCACTGGAAGATACCCTCCAGCCGTCCTGCGTACTTTTCATACACGACCTTTGCGACTACCGTTCCGTCGCGTGATGCGCTCCCGACAGACCCTTCTGTCCAGGATCGCACCCGTTTGGCGGGCGGTCCCCGACACAGCTAAGTGCCGAGATTCGATGCCCTTCCCATCGACGCCAAGCCTTGCGGCTTGGGTACCAAGCGCTAAAGGTTGTTTAGCTAACCTGTTAAAGAGATATTAACACAGTTGAGCGTAGAGTGCTAGTTTTTGTTTAGCGCGCGTTTTGCGGCTAGTTCAAGTTTTGTTAACAGAGATCAAACAGACGCAAAAAAAGGCGCAAAAAAAAGGCCGAGCGTGCAGCTCGACCTTTTGTGTGGGAGGTATGGGGTATTACAACCGCTTGATGCAAAGACCGACGTAAGCGCGGCCGATTACTTCAATGCTTTCTGGTGTTGTGTTGATGGGCTCGTAAAACTTGTTGTCGGAAAGAAGGCGCAAGCCTTCTGGGGTTACTTGTACGCGCTTGACGAACAAGCCTTCGCCGATACGGACGACATACATGCCATCTCTAACGATCTTCTTTTCTGAGATGTCAACAATGACAGCGTCTCCTTCGTGGAGAGTTGGCTCCATTGAATCCCCGAACGCCGCCATTATCTGAAGAGAACGAACGTTGGCAGATGGGCAGTACCTGCGGATGAATCCCTGAGAGACTCGCACAAAACGGATGAGTTCCAGTTCATCGGTATTCAGAAAGCCGTGGCCACAGGAAACCTCAGCATTGACGTGCGGGATAGAAACAATGCCGTCCTCAACCAGGGTTTGGACGGGTGAGTTGGCATCGCCAAACATAACATAGGCGGGTGTCACTCCAAATATCTCGCAAAGCGCTTCCAGCCCTTCTCGGTTTGGTTCGCTGTGGCCGATAGCCCAGTTGCGGACGGTGACGTTTGAAACGCCTACTTTCTTTGCGAGGCTTCGATACGAAAGCCCCGACTGCTCGATTAGAGCTTTGATGCGTTCGCTTACAGCTGACATAACAGCCTCCTTTGTCTACCTCGCATAGTAAATGAGAATTTAACACCTTGCGTTTAGCGCCAATGCTAAATCTGCTTTATAATGTGTTAACGGTAATTTAACTACCTAGGAGGATACATGAAGCAAGCTACGACGGTGTCGCTCGCGCTCGAACGATACGGCCAAAAGCGCGGCATCACCTACGGTGTTCATAGCCAGTTGGCTAGGGAGCTTGGCGTTTGCCGCCAAACCGTGTGGGGATGGTGCAAGCGCAACAGCGTGACGCCGAAGTATTTGGAACAGTTTGCTCAGCTTACTGGCGTTAAAGCGTCCGAGCTGAACAAGCTGACTCGGCGCGTCTGTGAGGACTGACTATGAGTTACGCCGCGATCGATTGGGCAATGCCAAAAGTCATAAAAGACGTGAACGCAAAATCTTGCCTTGTTGTGCTGGCATATCACCACAACAAGGAAACGGGTTTGTGTTGCCCGAGCATTTCTACGATTGCGGATGAGATGGGCGTCCGGTCATTGAACACCGTCCGAAAGGCCATCGGAGTTCTCGTAGAAATGAATCTACTCACGATGTCTCGTGAATTTGGTGATCGTGGAGAAATCCTGAGCACGAGATACACCCTCAATCTCCAGTCTGAAGCGTTCAAACCAGTGAGGAAAAAGAAAGGGGTGGTTCACGACATGAAGGAGGGTCATGAGGTGAAGGTGGTTCACGACATGAAGGAGGGTGGTTCACCAAATGAAGGAGGGGTGGTTCATCTCGTACAGGGGGGTAGTTCATCTCATGAAGGAGGGGTGGTTCACATGGTGAACCCTAACAAGGAAGTAGAACAGGGAAAGGAACGGATAACTGGAACAGAGAAGGAAACAGGGAATAGCTTGCCCGCGCAAGCGCCGTGGGAAACCGACCATCTTACCAACGACGGTAAAAAGGTCGAAAAGCCAAAGGCGACAAGAGCCAAGCCAAAGACAAGCTGCCCTTTCTCGCCTGACGATCCCATCCCGCCTGAATACCTTGAGTACGCACAAGCCAAGCACCCAAGCATCAACGCTCAGACGGAGTTCACCAAGTTCGTCAACTTCCACATCTCGAAGGACAACAAGTTCAGCAATTGGCTGGCCGCCTGGAGAACGTGGACGACAAAGGCAGAAGAGTTCGCCAAGAGCAGACCGCAGAGCCAAAACCAGACCTTCCCGTTTGGAAAGCCTACAGACCCTCAATACGGCATCGGGGTTTGTGAACGACCAAAGGTTCTACCTAGAGAGTACACGCCAGAAGAATCACGACGAGCCAGAGAAGAGGCAATGAAGATCTGGAACTCGTAAGGACACATGATGACAGAACAAAAACTAACTTCACTGACTGAAATCCTCGAGCGTGTGAGCCGCATCCGCGCAGAGAAGGCCTCCACCGTCACCACCCAAAAGACCGAGGTCGATCCGGAACTTGTGCAGGAGATCGAGAAGATGCGCTCTGAGTTCGAGCGTGACGGCATCGAGTACACGGAAGGCGCACTCATCGGTATGGCTGAATGCCGAGTGCTCAAGCGTCGCTACGACGAGAAGGCCGCAGAACGCTTCGCCCAGATCGCCGCAATCCCGCAGCGCTTCGCAAAAGCAAGTCTCTCGGACTTTGATCCTTTTGATGACGTTCAGCAGAACGCCTTCCTGCGGATCTGCCATTGGGCTAAGGCTGTTCGTGAAGGAGAAACCCCGTGGCTTGTTATCTCAGGCACTTGGGGGACTGGCAAAAGTCATCTCGCCTGTGCCGCTCTCAACAGTCTCCGCGAATCCAAGGGGTTGACCGTTCGATTTGTGGCAACGATGGACTTGGTTCGAGCCGTCCAGGGGACTTACGGGAACCAGAAGGCGACGACGAGCGAAGCCGAGATCACAGCAGAACTCGCCCGACTGGATGTTCTTTGTCTAGACGACATCGCCGCCGATCCGTCTTCTTTTGAAGCCAAGCTGCTTGCCCGCATTCTCGACGCTCGGTACCGCAATGACAAGCCAACCGTCTTGGTGACCAATCTCGGCATCGAGGAGACCAACGGTCAGCCGAGCAAGTTCGACCAGTATGTCGGCGATCTGGTCGCCTCCCGAACCCGTCAGTGTGCAGACTTCGTGGAGATCAAAACGACCGACTTCCGTCGCGGCCTTCGTGACCGCATTAATGCCAGAAAGGCGCTTGAACTTAACTAAGGAGAACTGAATGACTAAGGAATTTGATGACGATTTTGGCTACGTCTACGAAGTAAACATCCAGAAAGAGGCGTATCGAGGAGAAGTCGAACTCGGTCACCATCTTCAGTATGAAAGCCCGGCATATGCGGATCAGTTTGGTTTTGACAACTACATCCCCGAAACTTCTCAGGAGGTCGACAACCTGCGCCTTTGCAAGCGCTTCGCTGAACGCTTCGTAACGCGAGAAAAGGAACGCATTACGGATTATTTCTGCAACGGAAATATCCACAGCAATAAGAACGCGCTCGGACTCATCTTGTCGGGTAAGTGCGGTACAGGCAAGACGCATCTTGCGCTGGCGATGCTGAACGTACTGGATGAAAACAAGCTTCCAGGCATCTATTTCTCGACCATTGATCTCTTTGACCGTCTTGCACGACTTGAAAAGAGAGATGAGGTCGAGAGTGTTTTCAAGATCCTTCGCGCTCAACCGTGTTTGATTCTGGACGATGTCGGCGCGTTTGATTGCTGTGGGCAGGACTGGCGTTGGTTGCGAAGGATTCTGGTTGAGCGAGTTGCAGAAAGAAATCCGACGGTTTTGATTACGAACCTGAGCGTGCGTGAAAACGGTGAGTTTCAAAAGTTTCTAGGCGGAAATCTGTACCAGAAGGTTATGAGCGTGTCCTATCCGTTGACATTCACAGGACGGAATCGCTTCAAGCCGCTTCGCTGTCCTGCTGAGGAGGTGTTCTGATGGATCAGACAGTTTTGACGGTTGAATATATGAACGAAAGAAACAAAGCCTTGACTAAGGCCGGTGAGGGCATTGTCGCCGCTCGCAAGAGCCTCGATCAACTCGAGGAAGCCCTGAGAGGAACCGTCTCGGGCAAGTTCCCTGACATCGGGCAAGTGGCAGACACGACGCACAGGCTTCGTGAAGAGATCGACCAGATTCTGATCGGCCTGGTTGAGTCGAGCATGGTCAAACGGGATGAGAGGTGATCTGATGCCGTTATTCAACAGTTGGTCATACACCTTCCTGTGCCTCGCCGTAGCGCTCATTGCAATCAATCAGTTCCTGCTGGCGAGCAGGTTGGAGCGAATGCAAAACCAAATCCTTGATGTTTTGATGCAGATTCTTGCGTCTGTCAAAAGAGGTGAGTCGGTAATGAGCAATAAGGAGGAGATCTGATGGAACGCAAAATCTATTTAAGCGTGACCGGCAGAAACGAGGGCGGCAAGCTCGTCCCGTTCCTTGGGGAAGTTCGAGTCGGTCATGAATCGGTCACAGTCTTCGGTGAGGCCGCGGGGCTTGAGGACAAACTCCGAGCCGCACTCGTTGCAATTCACTTGGCAAATGCGCTCGGAATCGCTGAGTTTGACATTCCAGCGATTCTCGAGGACTGCGCTTATGACAAGTCATCCGCCGAAGCAATGATGCGTCCCTTTGAGGGTTATTGCCCGGCGGACGACGAGAAGATCAAGACGGCTCACGCCTTCTTTACTTCAATTCGAAGTACTGGAAACCGTAGGCACCTTCTCCGGGACGTGTCCAAAACAGATCGCCCATGCGACGAGGACGAAGCTTCCCGATCGGAAGATCTGGCCGGCGAATAGCAGAGACGATCAGATCGAGGTTGCGCAGTTGTACCAGATGCTCGTTGCCGTTGATGACGCGGAATGCAAATAGTGCATCACGAATGGTGCCGTCAGTTTCGTATGAGCGCTCTCCAGGACAACGAATGAGGTAGTGGTTCCCGCTCTCTGTCGTGATTTCGTAGACCGATTGGTCGTTTTCAGGAACTTCAAATTTAAACATTGAATTTCTCCGTGGTTTGGTTGAAAGGATGTGCTGGGGAGCACTGATCAATCATTCCACGGAGACCGATAAAAGGGAAGAGGAGTTTGTTAAATGACGAATGGAGTAATCCACGACTCCGACTGCGCAGTGCACAACGAGCCCGCTTATCCGGCAGGCCCGTGTGACTGCGGAGCCGAGGCTAAAGCTCAGCGTAGATATCTGAGATTCCTTTATCTCCGGGCTTGTACCCGGCTGGCGCGACTTCGAAACGAATTCCGGTATCGACTAGCGCTTGTATGTCTGAAGCACGGTAAAGCGTCCAAAACGGAACGGACCGTCCTGACCGGCTACCGCCTTCTGTTTGGTATCCGCGAAGCACGAGGTTTTTGGCGCTGCTTAGTCCGCATGCGGCAGGCACAACAGTACGGCTGTAGCCGTGATAGGTGAATTGAACAACGTGTCGCTCCCGAATGGCTCGACACAAAACATCTCTAACCATAGATAGAAATTCCTCCGTGGGTTGGTTGAACAAAGCAGAACTTCTCAGGGCCCTGCATGTCAATCATCCCACGGGGAACCAGATAGGTAAAGGGAAGGAAATGGACGAAATCGAATGCCTTATAGGGAGCGTCCTGCTTTTCGCGATGCTCGTCGCGTGGGTTTTCGAGGGCGACTGGTTCGATGACTGATGAGGAAATATCCATGAGAAAAAAGCATCTACGCGTCGTCCTACCGTGGCCGGCACATGGACTCTCGCCGAATGCGCGCTGCCACTGGGCCATCAAGCGCAAGCTCGTAGCGGCTGCTAGGCGCGTCGCTTTTGCCGCCGCATACAGCAAAGCAGAGGGCCGTCGGGCCGTGCCGGATGGGAGCATCGGATATCGATGCACGTTCTTCCCGCCTGACCGACGGGCGCGCGACGAGGACAACTTGATCGCGTCGCTCAAGTCTTCACTCGACGGCATCGCTCAGGCACTGCGCATCGATGACAGGTGCTTCCACCTGCTCGAGCCCGCAGTCCGAGAGCCTGACCGTCCCCACGGCCGCGTGGAGATCGATCTCTTTTGGAGAGAGGAACACTGATGAATGACCAAAAACAAAAACTCGGAGTCTCTGGATTCCTTCCGCCAGTGGCGTCAGCTTGCCTTGTTCGAGCTGCCGCCGACGCGCGACGAGTCGCGTGGGACAACTCGCTCAGGCGAGCAAAGATCATCGATGCCGCAATCCGAAAGGTCAAGCTCGAATATCCACGCTACTTCCGAGCACCGGATGACTGTAGCTGTGAACGACAACGGACGGGCAATCGGCGAGGATCATGTGAACGCTCGCTATTTGAACGCTGACGTAGAGCATGCGCGTCAGTTGCGGGCGCAGGGGTATACCTATCGGCAGATAAGCCAGATGCTTGATATGCCGATCAGAACGCTTCGGGACTATCTCTCTGGGCGTCGTCGATGTCAGTCTGTTGCGGGGTGGAAAACGTTTTTAAGGAGGTGGTGAGAATGCTGAATGCGAGACAGCAGGCGTTCGTCAATGAATATGCGAGAGGAGGCTTCAAGAATGCGTCTGAGGCCGCTGTGAAGGCAGGATATAGCGCCAAAACGGCCGACAGAATCGCCAGCAGGCTGTTGAAAAATGTTGAGGTCAGAGACGCTGTGGAGGCTCTTCGCCAACCGGCAAAGGAGGAGGCGATCGTCGATGCGGCATTCGTCTTCTCAGAGCTCAAGGAGCTTGCCAAGTGTTGTGCGCGACGAGTCCCGAAGCTCGACATCGTTGGGGAACCGCGTCTCGACTTAGACGGAAACCCGATTCTCGTTCCCGTCGACGCTGCGGGCGCGAATGCCGCGCTCAAGACACTCTCCCAGTGCCTTGGCATGGGCCGCGAACAGGTCGACAAGGATCAGACCATTCAGACGCTCTCAGAAACTCTCCAGGACCTTCTGCGCAAATGACAATGACAACGCCTAAGTTTGACCTCACTACGAAAGCCGGCATCGGCAAGGCCATGACGTATCTGGCCGCTGAGTGCTCCTCGGATCCTCTGCGCTTCGTGCAGGTTGCTTTCCCATGGGGCAAAGATTCCCTCGAGGGCATGGCCGGTCCCGACAAGTGGCAGACCTCAATCCTGACAGACATGAGAGACAAGCTACAGTCTGGCGAGGCTTGGGAGCACGTCATGCAGTACGCGGTGGCTGCAGGTCACGGCGTTGGCAAGTCTGGCCTTGTCGCTTGGATCATTCTATGGGGCCTCTGCACGTTCCCGGATACTCGAATCGTCGTGACTGCTAACACCGAGAACCAGCTTCGTACCAAGACGTTCGCAGAAGTGGCGAAGTGGCACAACCTCTGCATCTTCAAGGATTGGTTCTCAGTGTCGGCTATGTCCGTTGCATGCAAGCAGCCGGGCCACGATAAGACATGGCGTGCTGACGCTATCCCGTGGTCAGAGACTAAGCCTGAAGGCTTCGCCGGCTTGCATAACAAGAAGCGCCGCATCATCGTGATCTTCGACGAAGCATCGGCTATTGCTGATTGCATCTGGGAGGTCACGGAAGGCGCTCTGACTGACAGCGAGACGCAGATCTTTTGGTTTGCGTTCGGGAACCCGACGCGCTCGACCGGGCGCTTCTATGAGTGCTTCAATCGCTTCCGTCACCGTTGGAATAATCGACACGTCGACGGCCGCGACGCCGCCATGACGGACAAGAAAAAGATTGCTGAATGGCTCGCGGACTATGGCGAGGACTCTGACTTCTTCCGCGTTCGTGTCCGAGGAGAGTTCCCGAATAGCTCGAGCATGCAGTTCATTCCTCGTGACATCGTCCAGGCCGCCATGGAGCGACCTATGGGCGTCGTCAACTATGCGCAGACGGTAGCGATCATCGGCGTTGACGTGGCGCGCTTCGGTGATGACGCGTCGGTGATTTGGACGCGCTTCGCTCTTGACGGGCGCTCCATCGCAAAGCAGAAGTTCCACGGCCTAGACGGGCACGAGCTCGGAGCCAAGGTGGCTGAGCACTTCAACCACTTGCGAAAGCTCGGCGTCCGCAAGATCGTCATCAATGTCGACACCGGCGGCGTCGGTGCCTCGCCTGTTGACTGGCTCCGACACAACGGCTATCCGGTCAACGCAATCAACTTCGGCTCTGGCGCTACGAATACACAGCGCTACAAGAATCTCCGTGCTGAGATGTGGGGACGCATGAAAGAGTGGATCGCGCAGGGTGGCTGCTTGCCGCAGGATGCCGACCTCGAGACCGATCTGACCGGCGTCGAGTATGGCTACACGCCGACGAATCAGATCTTGCTCGAGAAGAAAGAGGACATGAAGAAGCGCGGCATGGCGTCGCCTGACAACGCCGACGCGCTGGCGCTCACGTTCGCCGTCCGCATGAACGAGTACATCGACAACCCGACGCCGCCGGTCGGACGTCGGCGCGCCGAAATCAGAAGCAGGGATCCTTATAGGTAATGATCAATAACCTATGTCGTAAGGATCCGTTTTAAGACCAAGTATTTTGAGCGGCAAGAAAAGGAGGTTCCCGAGTGCCTCAAGCGAACATCCTCCAGCGATGACTGATAGGAGTCCTACTGCGATCAAAAAAAAAGAGTGAAACGATCGGGGTTCAATAAGAAAGGTAAAAGTAAAAACCAAAACAATCCTGCGGATACGACATGTAAAAAGGCTGAAAAACCTTTAATGATTGAATAGAAGATGTCCATTTATGTGCGCGTGTGTTGAGGTTGCTGAGGGAGGATGTATCCATTACAGGAGCATCCGATGACCATAAGTATCCAACGAATCACCTGCCGAGAGGCTTGGGGAAATCCCGCGTGGCCGAAGATCGTAAAGGAGTACGGAGAGGACGTGCGATATCCGGACCTCGAGCCTGACCCTGACTATCAAGAGTATCTGTGGCTTGAGATCAAGGGGACGCTGCACAGTGTCGGCGCTTTTGACGGTGACCGCCTGGTCGGCTTCGTCAACTACGTCACGACAACCATTCCGCACTTCAAGGCCAAAAGGCTTGCGTCGTCGGAGTCTCTGTGGGTCGACCTCGATTACCGAAAGGGTGGCGTCGGTCGGGCCCTGATTGAGGCTGCAGAGCGCTTCGCCAAGGAAGACGGGTGCTACGGCTTCTACTGGGGTGTGAAAAAGGGGACGCGTGCCGAAAAGCTTTTTGAGAAGGTCGCGACGCCCATGAACACGCTCTTCTGGAAAAAGCTATGAGTGCCCTTTCGCTTGTGTCAGACCTACCGGCTTGCTCTCCAGAGGATCTCGACGAAACGATGAGGATGCGTGCTGTCGTCGCAGAGATGCCGCAATACGACTTCCCGACGGAGCACTTCTTTCATGGCGGCATGTACGTCCGAACAGTCAAGATGCCGGCCAGCTCAATCCTGTGTGGTGCTGTCATCAAGGTGCCGACGCTCGTCACCGTCGCTGGTGACTGCATTGTCAAGGTCGGTGAGGATGCCCGAGAGATTGTTGGCTATGCCGTGCTTCGCGGAGCGCCGGGCAGATCGCAAATCTTCATTGCGCGGGCAGAGACGTACATCACGATGTCCTTCCCTTCAAAAGCCAAAACGCTTGAGGAGGCGGAGGAAGAATTTACGGACGAATTTGATCAACTCATGTCAAGGAGAAGCCAATGTCTGGCGGAGTAACAGGTGCAATCATCGCGGGCGGTGCCATCGCGGCGGCAAGTGCTGCCGCTTCCGTCTATTCGAGCAACAAACAGGCGAAGGCCCAAGAGGCCGCGTCCAAGCGCGCAGAGCAGCAGGCAAAGGAGCAGGCGGCCCAGCAGCGCCAACAGCAGCGCAAGCAGGAGGGTAGCTCTGCAAATGTAGGTTCTATCCTCGAGCAGAATATGAATTCTGGCTTGAGCGGTGGATCGACGCTTCTCACGGGGGCGGGCGGTATTGGCGACCTTAACCTTGGTGCTGGCGGAAAACTGGGGTAAGCCATGAAGGATAAGGACTTGCGTGAGCGTGTCCTTCGCAGGTGGGAGCGGCTGAAGGTAGAGCGTGAGCCCTATGTCTCTCAGTGGCTCGAGATCAGTCGCCACATCACGCCTGCGTCTGGCCGCTTCCTGTACACCAAATCAAAGACGAACGAGGGGCGGGACCGTTGGAATCGCATCTACGACTCGACGGCGGTCCGCGCTGCGAACATTCTGCAGGCCGGTCTAATGTCCGGCATGACGGACCCGTCGTCGCAGTGGTTCTCGTTGACGACTGGCTCTCCTGACCTCGATGAGTCGCACGCCGTGAAGGTCTGGCTCGATGATGTCCAGCGCATTATGGAGATGGCCTTCACTCAGACGAACATCTATCAGGCCTTGCAGCACACATGGCGAGAGGTCGGCGTCTTCGGCGTGGCGGCCTTCGTCATCGTTGAGGATCCCGTCTACAGCTTCGTGGCGCATCCTCTCGTGTGCGGTGAGTATTGCATCGGTTGCGACTTCAGGGGGCGTCCTGACACGCTCTATCGTCGCTTCACGATGACGGCGGGACAGCTTGTCTCTCGCTACGGACGGGACCGCGTGTCCCGCGCCGTTCTGACCAACTACGACGAGGGGAAGGTAGATGAGCCTTTCGTCTGCATTCATGCCATCGAGCCGCGCTTCGACCGTGATCCCAGCAAGCTCGACAACCGAAACATGCCGTGGAGGTCGGTCGTCATTCAGGTCGATCATGATGAGGATGCGTCTGGCGTCCTCGACGAGTCAGGCTACCGCGATTTCCCTGCCGTCGTCGGACGATGGGGAGCGTCGGCCTCGGATGTCTACTCGGAGGAAGCTCCGGGCATGATGGCGATCGGCGACGCGCTTCAACTCAATCACCATCAGGTGCAGAAGGGCAATGCGGTCGACTACATGGTCAATCCGCCGCTCATCATGCCGGCAGACGCTCGAGACAATGAGGTCGATTTTCTGCCTGGTGGGCGCTCCTACATAGACAATCCGGGCGCGGGCAATCAGGTGCAGCCTGCCTTTGCGGTGAACCTGCCGCTCGGTGACTTGCGAGAGGATATTGCCGACGTTCGCAATCGAATCAACTCGGCCTTCAACGTTGACCTCTTCATGATGATCGCGAATGCCGGTCATGGGCAGATGACGGCTACCGAGGTGGCCGAGCGTCACGAGGAAAAGCTGATGATGCTCGGGCCTGTACTCTCGCGTCTCAACGAGGAAGTCTTGCGTCCGCTCATCGAGCGATGCTTTGACATCCTCGCGCGTCAGGGCCAGCTTCCGCCGCCTCCTGAAGAGCTCCGAGGGCAGAAGCTGTCGGTCGAGTACACGTCCATGCTGGCGCGCTCTCAACGTGCGATCCGGGCCAACAGCCTCGATCAGTTCGTGAGTCGCGTCATGCAGGCCGCCAAGGTCAACCCGAACATCCTGCAGAAGCTCAACGCGTTCAACCTCGTTGACGAGTATGCGGACTATTTCTCTGTTGCTCCGTCCGTTGTCGTTCCAACCGATGAGGCGCAGGCGGCGATTGAACAGCAACAGCAGGCCCAGCAACAGCAGGCGCAGGCCGAACAGATGCAACAGTCTGCCGACGCTCTGGCGAAGCTCGGCCGCGTTCCGTCCGACGATTCCACGATGGCCGGTCAGGCCGTCAAGGGACTTGCGGCAATGGCACAGCAGTAAGTGCGCGTGTGAAGTATGACGACTGACATCATGACACCTGAGCGCGATCCCTTCCGCAGGGAGGAGGTCGAGGCTCGAGAAGAGGAGAGGATAAGGCTGCAGAAGATCGCCAATGCGCTGAAGGCCGTACTGGCCACGCGCGACGGACGCATCGTTCTGTGGCAGCTCCTTTCCGACACGGGCATCTACCGAAACAGCTTTGATCGTGACATTGCCGTGATGGCCTTCAATGAGGGCCAGCGCAATGTCGGGCTGAAGCTCCTTGATCGAATCATGTCGGTGGATGCGAATGCTTACAGGTTAATGCAGGACGAAGCGAATGGAAGCGACTGAACAGACTCCGACCGGTGGTGTGGGCACTGCGCCCGCTCCTGCCGCACAGGAGTCCGACACGAATGCCGGCACTTTGCTGACGTCTGCCGAAAGCAACGATGGTAAGCAGCAGGCCGAGCCGCAGGAAGGCGGCAACGGTGAGGCTGGCGAAGCCGGTGCTGAAGGTCAGGCAGAAGGCGAAGAGGGGGCCGAGAAAGAGGAGGGCGAAGGCGAGAAGCAGGGCGCTCCCGAGAAGTACGAGGACTTCAAGATGCCTGAAGGTACCGAGCTCGATACAGAAGTCGGCACGGCCTTCCAAGGCGTAGCGAAGGAGCTAAATCTCAGTCAGGAACAGGCGCAAGGGTTCCTTGACAAGATGGCTCCCGTACTTCAGAAGCGCTCTGCTGAACGTATCGCAGAGATCTCGAATGAGTGGATGGAACAGTCGAAAGCCGACAAGGAGTTCGGTGGCCAGAAGCTCACGCAGTCGCTCTCTGACATCGCTCGTCTTCGCGACACCTTCGCGCGTAACGCTGATGGTAAGGTCGACGCGGATATTCAGGAGTTCCTAAGCTCTCCGATGGGCAACCATCCGGGCGCTTTGCGACTGCTGAGCCGCATCGGACGCGCTTTCGGCGAGGCGAAGTACCCCGGTGGCGGATCTGCCGAAGACGGACGATATACCGCCGAGCAGTTTTACCAAGACGCAATGAAAGGAGGCAAGTAAATGCCGAATGTTGTGACTGACTCGAATCCGATCACTCTGGCGGACTTCGAAGGTCTTACCAGCGATAAGCCGGTGCGCCAGCTTATCCATACCATCAGAGATTACAACGGCTTCTTTGACCAGGCTGTCATCCAGCGTGGCAATGACGGCTTCGGTGACCGAGGCAAGGTCGTGACGTCCTACCCGGAAGGTCAGGTGCGAGCATTCAACGAAGGTTGGGATGCTGAGCGCGTGACGGGTGCTGATGTTCGCTACGCTGCCGCCATGGTTCGCTCCCGCTCCGAAGTTGACAAGTCCCTTCTCGACACGCGAAAGGCCAATGAGCGTGCTGCCTTCCGTCTTCGCACGGATGAAGGTTTCATGCGTGGCCTCTCCCGCTCTGTCCTCAAGAAGGTGCTCTACGGCGACAGCAACCTCGAGACGCGCGACCCCAACGGCATCTTCAACATCGTGTCCCCGACGAACGAGGCTTTTGCCGATCGAATCATCGATGCCAAGGGTACGACGGCCAATGCTCAGACGGACATCCTTCTCATCAATTGGGATCCTGCCAGCACCTATCTGTTCTATCCGGAGAACGGCTCGAGCGCCGGTCTCTCCGTGGAAAACATGGGTGAACAGTACGCCTTTGACGCCAATGGCAAGCGCTTCCGCGCGGAAATCACGGAATTTGCTTGGGACATTGGTGTTGCCATGTACGATCCGCAGCGTGTCGTCCGCATCGCCAACATCGATTCCACGAAGCTCACGAAGAAGAACACGACTGGTCCTGACCTGCTTGATCTGATGATCGACGCTCTTGAACGTCTGCCTGATGAACAGCAGGGCCGTGTCGCCTTCTACATGAACGACAACACCCGCAGCTTCCTCGCTCGCCAGATCCTTAACAAGGACAATGTCCTCCTGTCTCAGGACGAGGTTGCCGGCCGCAAGTGCATGACGTTCCGTGGGGTTCCGATTCATCGCCTTGGCACGGACATTCTGTCCAACAAGGGCGCTGTCCTGACGCTCTAAGGAGGAAACGGAAATGATGGACATCAAGCTCGCTTTCTGCGAAAAGTCTGATGCGAAGGCCGAGATCACGTCCGGCGTGGTCGACTTCCTTCAGAAGGCTCCGACCACTGGCCTCAACGATCGACCGCTCTATGTGGTTTGCAAGTTCCCGACGGCGCTTGTCGGCACCTCTCTGGCTATCGCCATTGAAGATTCCGACGACCACAGCACCTTCGCTACTGCTCTTCAGACTGGCGCAATCGCTGTGGCTGACACCAAGGGCGGCATTGTTATCCCGATGCCGCTCAAGCACCGTCGATATGTCCGCCTCGTTGCTACGCCGACCTCGATCACGGCCGGCACGATGACGGCGTATCTGAGCGACGTGATCGAAGTCCCGACGACGTACAAGGTCGAGGGCATTGAGTTCCTGCCGGGCGCTGCCGCCTGACGCGTGAACAGCTGAAAATTCTTTCAGGAGGCGGGGCGGACAAACGTCCCGCTTTTTCTTTATGGCAACTGCTGTAGACATCTGCAACCTTGCGCTCGGCATGCTTGGCGACTCTGGTGATGTGACATCCATCACGCCGCCGGACGGATCGCCTCAGGCCGGCCACTGCGCTCGATGGTATCCGCTTGCTCTGCGCAAGCTCTATGAGGAGCACGATTGGTCTTTTGCGATCCGGCGTTCCAGAGGCGTCGAGCTCTCAAACGTGGACGAGGATCTCTATGAGTGGAAGCACGGCTATCTCCTGCCGTCCGACTGCGTGCGTCTGCTTCGCGTATCTGAAGTCGGCAAGGAAGGGTTGCCGCTTGACTTTGAGGTCGAGCTCTATGAGTCGAACTCGGGCCGTGCCGTCTTCACGAATGCGACGAATGTCGTGCTGACATATGTTTCCTATGTAGACACAGCAACGGTATTCCCGACCTACTTTGTGCAGGCTCTGGTGATACTTCTTGCATCCTTTCTCGTTGGCCCCGTCAAGCGCTCGGATAGTTCGAGCGACGCGGCTGTTCGTCTCCTGCAGCAGTATGAGGCTGCGCTTACTCGAGCCAAAACGGTTGATTCGAAGATGTCTGTTCATCGTCGTCGCGATGAGTGGCCGTTGCCGTCCGGCTTGCGTGCGAGGGTAATCTGATGGCAATTCGACAATATCAACGCGCCTTCAACGGCGGAGAGGTCTCTCCCTCGATGTTCGCCCGCATCGATGACGGCAAGTACCAGACCGGCATGGCGCTGTGCAAGAACTTCCTGATCGAGCCGCAAGGTCCGATCGTAATGCGACCGGGGTTCAAGTATGTCAACCATACAAAGCACGCGGGCAAGAAGGCCAGACTCATCCCGTTCAACTTTTCCATCTCGCAGACGATGGTGCTTGAGCTTGGCGAAAAGTATGTGCGCTTCCATACGTTGGGTAAAACCCTCCTAGGGGAAAGCGGCCAAGCATACGAGGTTGAGACGCCGTACCTTGAAGACGACCTCTTTGACATTCACTACGTGCAGTCTGCTGACGTGATGACGCTTGTTCATCCGAACTACCCGCCAAAGGAGTTGCGGCGATACGGCGCGACTGACTGGCGTCTGGTAGACATCAAGTTCGGCTCGTCCCTGCCCGCGCCAACCGGGCTTTCTGCTACACAAACGATCAACAAGAATGTGACGAACCCGAAGGACTACAAGAGAACCTATGCCGTAACTGCTTTGCTGGCTGACGGCACTGAGGAGTCTGTTCGGTCGTCTCCCGTGACGATCGACTGCAATCCGTACGGTGACGGTTCGTACAACACGATCACGTGGGATGCAGTGAAAGGTGCGGGCCTTTACCGCGTCTATCGCGACCAGGGCGGTATTTGGGCGTATGTTGGTCAGACCGATACGACGAAGATCATCGATGAGAACATTTCGCCAGATGCATCAATTACGCCCCCGATCTACGATGACGCCTTCAAGCAGGCCAAGGGCATCAAGTCGATCACCGTGACAGCGGGTGGCAGCGGCTACCGCGTTTTCGATGGCGGCCTCGAGCTCAAGCGGTACGACCTCGTCTCGAAGAACCTATACGCTCAGTACCACCACGGCGGCGATACGTTCTATCCTCAGTTGCGTGTCGAGATCATCGACAAGTCCGGTGCAGGTTCGGGCGCGACCGCCAAGATCGAAACGACGACGTCGAGCGATGTCGTCTGGGACATGACGGGCGACTCTTCGAGTGTTGACTACTACATTGGTGTGACTACGCTCAAGTCGATCACGGTCACCTCGCGCGGCTCCGGCTACGTCAAGCCGGTCGCTCGAGTGACTGTCGTGAAGTACGGCAGTGGCACGCTGTACGAACAGGAGCTTGACTTTGAGGGCAGTCCCTGCTCGGTCTCGATCACCGACCCGACGGGCTCGGGCGCGCAGGTCACGCCAGTCGTCAGAGACGGCGCGATCGTTGCGATCAACGTCCGCTCGGGCGGTCAGGGCTACACGTCCCCGAAGGTGGTCATCACGTCGACCACTGGCTCGGGCGCGAGCGCTACGGCCTCGGTTGACTCGGTCGGCGACTACCCTGGTGCCGTTTCGTACTTCGAGCAGAGGCGTTGGTTTGGCGGGACGTACACGCGTCCTAACAACCTCTGGGCCACTCGTCCCGGCACTGAGTCCGACATGAGCTATTCGCTCCCGTCTCAGGACGATGACCGCATCGCTGTGCGCGTGGCGGCCCGAGAGGCAAACAGAATCCTGCACATCGTACCTTTGGCACAGCTGATGTTGATGACTGGCGCTGCCGAGTGGCGCGTGTCGCCTCTCAATTCGGACGCCATTACGCCTGAGTCAATGTCAGTTCGACCCCAGTCATATGTGGGCGCGTCCAATGTGCAGCCTCTCGTCATCGGATCGAGCATGATCTATGGTGCAGGTCGAGGCGGACATCTTCGTGAGCTTGGGTACAACTATGAGGCAGGAGGCTATATCTCAGGTGACGTGTGCCTTCGCGCGCCGCACCTCTTCGATAACTTGAAAATCGTCGACCTCGCCTACTCGAAAGCGCCGTCTCCTATTGTGTGGGCAGTCTCTTCGTCTGGAAAGATGATTGCGATGACCTACGTGCCTGAACAGCAAGTCGGCGGTTTCTCTACTGTTGAGACTGCTGGCTCTATCGAGTCTGTGTGCGTCGTCGCCGAGGGCGATGAGGACATCTGCTACGTTGAAGTACTTCGCACGATCGGTGGGAAACTCGTGCGCTTCGTAGAGCGCATGTCGGAGCGCCAGTACTCTGAGCTAAAGGAGTGCATCTTCGTTGACTGTGCCGGCACATACCGTGGTGAGGCCAGGACAGAGATTGCGGGGCTCTCGTGGCTCGAGGGAGAAACCGTGAACATTCTTGCTGATGGTGCGGTGGAGCCGCCTCAGGTCGTCAAGGATGGAAAGATTACGCTCACCTATCCTGCCGAAGTCGTTCATGTGGGATTGCCATTCACGGCGGACATGAAGACGCTGCCGGTGGCTATGGCTTTGCAGGATGGCTCTTATGGCTCAGGCCACAAGAAGAACGTCCGCGAGGTCTTCTTTCGCGTGGTCAATTCATCCGGCACTCAAGCGGGGCCGTCGTTCGATAAGCTTGCTGAATACCCTGCACGATCGACAGAGTTTGCTGGCAGTGCACCTGATCCGATTACTGACGAAGTCGGATTCCAAATCCAGCCGCAATGGTCGCAGGGCGGGCAAGTCTGCGTTCGGCAGAAATACCCGTTGCCACTGAGAATCGTGAGCATGACAACGGTTCTCGAGCTCTCGTGATCGTGCGCGTGTAGGTAGATAGGCCCTCTAAGGTGTAGGCATCTTAGAGGGTTTTTCTATGGCTACAAACTCGGCTCAATTCGGATACGGGATGCTCATCGCGCAGGGCATCGCAAACACCATTACAGCGCTAGGGTCATTCGGGATTTCCAAACATTCGAATGCGGCCGCGCAGGCTCAGGCCAATATCGCCCGCATCAATGCACAGATGATGGAGCGCCAGTATCAAGCAACTTTGCGAGCGTCCGAGAAGGCGATTGTGTCAAAAACGATGGCTGCTGGGCATGTCAAGTCTGCTCAGCGCGCGGCTCTTGCTGCCAACGGCGTCGCAGTCGGCGAAGGTAGCGCTGCCGAAATGCAAGCGTCCACTGACATCGTCAAGGAGATGGACGTCAATCAGATTAAGTCGAACGCACTTGCTGAGGCCTGGGGCTACCGGTGGAAGGGCGTCGGCTACGAAGCTCAGGCGCTTCAGTCCGAGGCTCAGAAGGTCAACAAGTGGGACAAGTTCGGTACGACGCTGTTGGGCGGCGCATCTCAAGTTGCAAGCAACTACATGCTCATGAGCGCTTCCGGGATGTTTGACACGAGCAAAAGCAGTGGTGGATGGAACTACCCGGACATTGCGTCCAGCTACAAGAAGACGATGATCGGAGGGTACTAAATGCCAATGGTTCCGACTTTTCAGGGCGGACTGCCCCAGGTGCAGGACTCGGGTAACTCTGGGTTCTCGCCTATCAGTGTGCCTCAGGATCGCACGGACTATGACGCCGTTATGAAGAAGGCGCTCATGCCTGTGCAGGAGTGGGCCAACTCTGCGGTCAAGGCGCTAGACGTTCAGCGCGCCCGTGTCATCAAGGCCGAAAGCGACGATGCCGAGCGCGAGGTGATGAGTGCGATCGACGCGCATCTCAACAATCCAGAGACCGGCTATCTCACAAAGATGGGCCGCAATGCAATGGATGATTACCAGCCCGCAATGGAGGCGATGACTCGTGACGTCAACGCGATTGTTGGCAAGTTGTCTCCGCAAGCACGTGAGGCTGTACAGTCCCGTGTCTATGACCGCATGCAGTCTGCTCAAAGCCAGGCTCAGCGATGGAACGCAAGCCAGACGAGGCACTACCAGATGCAGTCGTCCTCGTCCAAGGTCGAGGCTTTGCAGGCGGACGCTGCGAATCACTATGCGGATCCCGAGTATCTCGCGAAGTCGGCGGCCTCTGTCGACATGGAGCTCGACTACCAGGCTCAACTGATGGGCTGGGACGCCGATACCTTGGCCAATCAGAAGCGTGCGCACATGGATCAGCTGCAGGCAAATCGCTTTTCGGCGTGGGCTCAGGATGATCCTGTAAGTGCTTTTGAGGCGTTGTGGTCAGCTCCAGAAGATTCAATGAGTGCGGACATCCGTCGAAAGCTTGACGACTCTCTTTGGCGTCAGTCAAAAGGGTTGCTCGCAGTTGAGTTGGCGGCAAAGCATCCTCTTACTGGAGACAAGGATGAGCTATGGCGGGCAATTAATTCGGAAAAGACTGGTCTCCCGCTTATTGATGGCCTTTCTCGAGCTCGTCGTGCAGAGCTCTTCACGTCGGTCTGGACGAAGCAAAAGGAGGCTCAATCCGAGTGGCGTCAAGATCTTGCGCTCCGCGAGAAGAACAGTCTTGCGCTTATTGGTGAGACTGGAGTGGATGCAGATATGTTGAGTCTAGAGCAGTATGTTGAGGCGTATGGGGAACCCGAAGGTAAGCGTCGCTATGACCTCTATGAGTCGACCGCCGAGACAGTTGCTGCTATGCATGGATTTCGCAAGATGCCTGTCGATGCAATGAATGCTGTCATTGAAGCTTCGGCTCCTGTCCGCGGTAGCAATGACTATGCTGGCCAGGTAAAGCGTCGCGACGCCCTTATTAAAGCTAGAGACGAAATCACGAAGTCGAGAAAGAACGATCCGATTGCGTATGCGATATCCACCGGTGACTATGACACCAAGGGGATTGATTTTGATGACCTCAATTCGATCGTTGGCCAAGTGACGAAGCGTGCTCAGAATGCTGACTCTATGGCAACAGATTATGGGACGAAAGCAAGGATCTTCAGTTCCGAGGAGGTGTCTCGACTCAAAACGAAGATTGACGGTTTGGGGGCGAGAGACAAGGCTGCCTTTTTGGGGCAGATTGCTGACGCCGCTGGTGAGGGAGGTGTGGGCATTGTGATGCGCCAATTAGGTAACGAATATGCAACGGGATTTTTGCTTTCTGCTGATCCATCAATGCGTGCCAATGGCGTTCCAGAAAACTACTTCCTTGGGAAATCGGGTATTGCCGAAAAGCAGACGAAGGTCGGCATTGTGACTTCGCCTAGCACAGGTATTCCGCTCAAGGTCGAGGCATTGAATGGTCTTATTGACAATCCCGTAGTGCGCGAAAAAGTGGTCGATTCAATCACAGCGGTGGCGGCTGGGAAGGTCATGAACGGAACGAGTTCTGGAGAAGCAATGACGCAGGCGATGATGGAAATCGTCGGAGACATTCAGGAGCACAACGGCTACAAGGTCGCGCTTAAGGACGGCGTGAGCCTGAGCGACCTAGAGAACGCCGTGCGCAGCAATGTGCGCAACTTTGAGCGCCTCAAGGGCGTTGTGGCCAAGCTCCCCGACGGCACGCCCCTGACGGGTCAGGAGGTCGCCAAGATCCTGCCGACCGCGCGACTGAGAATGTCCTCGACGGGCGTCGATAACGACTTTGATGTCGTCATGGCCAACGGGCAGAAGCTCATTCAGGCCGACGGCTCTCCCTTCACCATTCGCGTTGTGAGCTTTGCAAAATGATTTTTCTGAGAGAGTATTCGGAGGAGCTCCCGACCGCTCCGGTCACATCGCCCGTTCCGCAGGTGGCGGTTGAGCCTGTGGAACAGGAGCCGAGCTGGTACACGGGCATGGGCGACGCCATCTGGCAGGGCGCATACGCAGCCTACCTTGAAAACCAGTCTGCGCTGAAGGGTGTCGTTTCGTCTGCGGGCTTTGGCGACGATGAGTACCGCGCGTGGCTTGACGCGACGGCTGCCGAGAACCGTCGCCTCGTTCGCGACGAGTACACGCCCGATCCAGAGAAAACGAGCATGGCCGCTCAGCGTCTCGAACGGTCTGGCGAAGTACGGTATGGCCGCCGCCGTTGGTGCGGCTGCGGGGCCTGCCTCGATCGCTGTGACACCTGTTGTCTTCGGTGCTTCTGTTGGCATCAATGAGACGCAAAAGCTCAAGGACGAGGGCGTTGACGATGAGACTGCGACGAAGGCCGGCATGGTCTCTGGCGCGATGAACGCTTTTTGGGGCGGTGTGCCTGGTGCGTTCGGGCGAAGCATCAAGGCAAAGGTATTGACCGGTGCGAGCCTCGGTGCTTTCACGTCCTATACCGAGATGGTCGCGATTAAAACCGTTCTCGAGAATGCTGACTATTCCAAGCTCGCGTTGAAGTACGATCCGACGGATCCCGTCGGGATGGGCGTCAATGCGCTCGTTGGTGGCCTCATGGGGCCCGTGTCGGCAGGTGCGTCGTGGAAGACTCGCGGCTCGAAGACGGCGAAGCCCGCAGAGGCGGATGCGCCGGAGTTGACAGATGTGGACGTCGAGGATGCTGCACGCTACCGGGCGACGCAGATTGCTGCAGAGGCGAACCTCCCGGTCGATCACGGCAATGCGGAGCAGGTGCGCGAGGCGCATCAGGCGGAGGCGACTGCTCGCGAACAAATCGATGCGGGCAAGCCTGTCCGCATGAGTGAGAAGGCCGTGGCTCCTGAAGTGATTCAAGAGATTCGCGAGAAGTCCCTTGCGAAGTTGGCCGCGCAGTCAAAGCATGACGGCGCGATCCTGCAGAACCGCGACCGCTCCTCGAAGGAAAGCGTTGCGCAGATGCGAGAGATTGCCGCGCACCCCGACTACCTTCGCGTCTCGATCAGCAACAGTCTGTCCGACGGCGCGCCCGTCGTGACGGATTGGGCGGATATCCCCGACATTCAACGCGGCACTGCTGTGACGCTTGTGGACGGCACTGGCGCGCGCTACGACAGTCAGTACGTCGTGGTGGATGCCGACATGGTCATCACGTCCAACGACATCAACGGACAACCGAACAACCTGTACGGCGTCGAGGGCGTGGATGCGGCTTATGCCGTTGCCGGCAATGGTCGCGTGACGGCGCTTAATCACGCCTACGACTTGGGCACGGCGGACACGTACAAGCAGGAACTGATGCAGGACGCTGCACGCCACGGCGTGGATCCTGACGTCATTGCGCAGATGCAGAGGCCGATTCTCGTGCGCGTTGTCGACAAGGAGAAACTGCCCGCAGACATTGCGGACAGGACCAACACTCGCACGACTGCCGAGATGAGCATGGTCGAGCAGGCGATCAATGACGCCCAGCGCATCGACCTGGCTTCGCTCGAATTCACTGCCGACGGCAATGTTTCGCCCGATACGGTTGCTCAGTTCGTGAAGCTCATGCCTGCGTCTGAACGCAATCGCCTGTCCGTCAACAACGTGCCTACTGCAGAGGCGAAGGCGCGCCTTGACGCTGCAATCTTTCAGGCCGTGTACAAGACTCCGGGCCTGACTGGGCTTCTCGATACAAACAAGGCTCCTACCGGGGTGGCGACGATGTTGCGTGCCTACCGTGCGCTAGCGCCTAAGCTCATCGACCTCGACGGCACTGGCGACGTGGACGTTCGCACGGCTCTCGCTGAGGTGCTCAATGAGTTCGCTTCTACGCGCGACAACGGGCAGAAGCTGTCCGTGGCAGAGCTAGCGGCCCAGATGTCGACTACTCGCTCACCCATGGCGCAGGCTTACCTCGACTACTTCGCGAAGGTCGACAAAGAAGGCGGTGGCTACAAGCGTATCGTGGATGACATCTCGTCCAGTGCGGACCTGATCCGACAGAGCCGCGCGATGGCAGAGGCCGACGCTGCGTCGGGTGGCACATCGATGTTTGGCGACGTAACGACGCTCTCTCAGCTCGATGTAATGCGAGACTTCTCACAGCGAACAGGTGTTGAAATTGATGAAGGGCAGTTTATTAAGACTGATAGCCTGGCCGGAGCCGTCAAGTTTGAAGCAGAGCGACGTGGACAGGCTTTGCGAGATGCCATTGATTTGGCTATGCGAAAACAGGGGCTTCCACCAATTGAGCGAAATGTAAAACTTGAATTAATTGAAGTCGGTCGTAGTGCTGACGGTGTTCATAGAGTATGGGGTCTGAAGGGCAATCCAAACTTGGTAGTGATGCCAGATGGTGTTGATGGTGTGAAGCCATTGCCTGTCCGACTTCAAGAAGGAACTATGAGCAGAGATCACATTAGGAAGCACGAAAGCGAACTTCAACAGGCTGGATTCACAAATGTTGAAGAAGCAATTGTTGATGCAGCAAAAAACTGGACAAGGATAACTCGAGGTACAAAAAAAGATGCAATAAGATTGCAACGTGTGCTGTATTCCGATGAACGTGGTCGATTGGTTCGTTCTGTGTTACAGGTTGAATTTCAAGAGATTGCGGGAGTATATCGAATAGGGTCGGTGTTTGTGAGTAAAAAGCCAACCGAAAAAGAAACCCTGTTGCTTGATCGTCAGACTCACGACCGTGGCCTCCTCTCGTTACACAAAGGGCAACCTCAGGACTGGCATCCACCCGCGACTTCAGTCGGCAGCAACAGGGATTCAGGAGCTACGATAGCTGATCGTCAGGCTCACGACCGTGGCCACACCTCAAAGGATGTCTGGCACCCACTCTCGCCTTCAGTAGAAACTACCGCATCTCCTGATAAAAGTATCGGTCAGGATCTTGGTAATGTCAAGACTTTTAAAGCCCTTGCTGATGCAGAAAAACGAGCCAAAGACTCAGCAATCGTGAAAGAGAGCATGGAGAGGATTCGAGACTCTGCAAAGGATGTTGAATTGAAACAATTGACTCACCAGGCTTTGATTGCGTTAGAGGATCATCCTGATTTAACGATACCGCTTGTTGACGAAGATGGAAACTCCGCCTCGATTAGCGCAGCAGAGCTCATTGCTAGAGAGGATGCAAAGGCTGATGAGATTACGCGTGCAGCGGCTGATGGCGTTACAACTGCCGTTGCGTGTGCTTTGATGAATAATGGGATTTGAAAATGGCAGATTTTCGTAAAAAGCAGATGCGCAAAGAGTGTGTGGAGCGCGTTCAACTTTCTCTTGGTAAGGCTATTACGCCGACTGAAGCCTCTGACATGCTAGCTAACGTCAGAGCAAAGATGGCTGAAATTAGGTTGAAAAATCCTGTCTTATGGGACGGCATGACAAAGCAGATGCGCGTTGATATGGCTGTCAAAGAGGTTCAAGCCGCTATGCAGGCTCAAGCCTTGAAGATCAAACAACGTGCACGCCTTAATGTCATTGCTCAAGCCAATATTGAGAAAAGTATTGGATTAGCGAGAAAGCGTGGTTATCACGGTTATTCTGCTGGTACGCAGGTTCTTCAGGAAGTCGATCGTTATGTGCAGTCAGCTCAAGCAGAAGTTGCTTCAGATTTTCTTGTTGCCTTAGAGGGAAAGCAAAAAGGCATCCTTGGATTGATGGAAGACAAAGAGTTCGCCCGCACAGTCGTGCGTGAAGTCTATGGCCTTGATACCGGTAGCAAGATGGCCAAAGAGGTTGCTACAGTCTGGAAGGAAATGTCAGACACTTGCGTGGATCGTTTCAATGCCGCCGGAGGAAATCTAGGGAAGATAGAACATTACATGCCTCAAACCCATGATGATGCTCGTATGCGCCAGGCGAATGAAATTTTGAAGGGTGACAATGCCTTTCAGAGATTTCAACATGAATTTGGGTACACGTTCAATGATCATAATCCTTACGTAGATAACCAAAAGGCGTGGGTTTCGTATGTCTTTGATCGAATCGACAAGGATCGATACGTTGACTTAAATGGGGAAAAGATGTCTGATGAGGACATCGTCCAAATGCTTGCTAAGGCTTACGACACGATCGTTCAGAATGGTGCGGAAAACTTTGAGGTATCTAATGTTGCAAGTGAAGCATTCAGCGGCGCAGGTCGTGCTAATCGTGGTGACCTACATCGTGCGCTCCATTTCAAAGATGCGGAAGCTTTCATCGAGTATCAGGAGACTTTTGGTCACGGATCGTTCTTTGGAAACATGCTTGGAAGCTTACGACGTACAGCAAAGGATGCGGCTCTATTAGAAAAAATGGGACCGAATCCGAATAATATGAACCGGGGGATAAAACGTATTTGCCAAGCAGAAGCTGACCAGATGAATGGACGAATGCAAGGTGTTTTAGCTCCAAAGAAAACGTGGAAGATTGGTTTATCTAGTAGGTTCTATGACTCTGCGTGGTCTGTGTTGAACGGTGAAGCTAGCATGGTTAGGCCTGATAGAGCCTTTGTTGCCAGTCTCATGGGGGGTGTTAGGAATTTAGAAGTCGTTGGCAAATTACAAAGCACTTTTATCACCTCCTTACCGGATGTTGTTTCCTATTTTGTGACATCTCGACTTAATAAGACCCCGTTGCTTCGTGCGACAGCTAACTTATGTAAAGCTTGGGGAAGCGAATCAAAAGACATTGCAAAGCGCGCAGGCTTAATGGCAGACGCTCTGGCCTCTAATCTTGAAAGGTTTGGTCAAAACAACGTCGGGCAAGGATGGACGGGTATGTTGGCCAACGCGATGATGAAGTTAAGCCTTCTTGACCAGTTGACCAACGGCGTACGTCAGGCATCTATGATCAATATGATGGGTACGATGGCGATGGTGCGACAGTGGGATTGGGATGGATTAGAGCCGTTTCAAAGACGTCAGTTAGAGCGACTTGGGGTGACTGAGCGCGACTGGAAGCTTTGGCAAGCGGCTGAACCTTACGTTGCTCACAATGGCGCGAGAGTCTTGACGAGACAGGATATTCGTGAAGTTGACTTGAACAAGTTAAACGGAATAGATCCTGATGGCTTGAGCCCAGATGTTGAGAATCCATTTACACAAAGGGACATAGACCATGCTGTGACGACCTACATGGCCTTTTTAAGGGATGAGTCAGGGTTAGCCTCACTTGCTCCTGATTTAAGAACACGGGCTTTGTCTAATGTTATGGGAGAACGCGGAACCTTTGGGGGCGAGATTATGCGTTCGTTCCTGCTTTTCAAATCATTTCCGATAGGTTTTGTGTTTAGGCATTTAGAGCGTATATCTGATTTGGCACAGACTCAAGGAAAGGCAAGTAGTGTCAAGTATGCAGCTTCGATTGTGGTTGGTTCGACTGTGGCAGCGGCCATATCTGTTCAGTTAAAGCAACTGATTGCAGGACGAGATATGCAAGATATGACTGACGACGATTTCTGGTGGCAAGCCTTGTCTACTGGGGGTGGTTTGTCGTTTCTTTCGGATCTCATCATTGCTGGCGTTGATGGACAAAACGCCTATGGTTCGCAGAATTTTTTGAAATTTTTGGGGCCTGTTGTTGGTACTACCTTAGATACCTTTGATGTTATCGCAGCGTTAGGTAGCAGTGGGATTTATAGTGATGACAAAGAAACGAAGGTTGGCGCTAAAGCCTTACGTCTCGCAAGAGGTCATATGCCTTTTGTCAATCTTTGGTACACGAAGGCAGTATTTGATCGTGCCGTTTATAACGATCTAATGGAATTTTGCTCGCCAGGCTATACGGCTCGTTTAGAAGCTTGGGGAATGAAAAATACTGGCCAAGAGTATTGGTGGGCTCCGACCAAACTTGAACCTACACGCATGCCGAAGATGGCGACGAATCCTGATTTGTGATATAGTTTCACCGAAGCGGAGAAATCGAATCTCCGTTTCGGTAGGAGAAAAAGATGAAATTAACAGAGTATGGAAAACTGGTCCGTAAAGCCAGAATTGATGCGGGCATCACCATGCTCACTATGGCAGAGGCTCTGAGCGTTGCTCCGTCGTTTCTCAGTGCGACAGAGGTGGGGAACAAAAAAATCCCAGAGTCTTTTGTGGCAAAGGTGGTTGCGTATTTCCGGTCTTTGGGCGTGGAAGTGTCTAATCTGCAGGAGGCTGCTGATGTTTCCAATGAGCAGGTATCCATTGAGGGCCTCACCCCGGCGCAACAGTTTTTGGTCGCCGGTTTCGCAAGAACGGAATTGACCGCTAAACAAATTGATGAGCTTTCAGACATGTTGTCGAAGATCCAGAAAGGAGGTCTATGAGTCTTCGTGGATTCAGAGTTCCGCGTGCTACGGTGCAACAAATCCGTACTATTGCTGAAGCGCTAAGGCATACGCTACAAGGGCAGAACTTCAAAAGCATGGAAGAGTTTTTAGACGGCATGATCAATGACTTAAAGTTATTGATCGTTCCTGACAATGCTTCTGAATTGCCCGGTGGGTTTGAGGCTGGATATGATCCAGAAAAACGGTGCATATTGCTCAGAGATTCAGACTACAAAGCTCTGTGCCGTGGAACGGGGCGTAGAAGTAGATTTACCTTCTGGCATGAGTTTGGCCATTTCTTTTTGAATCACCGGCGTGTGATTGGACGAGCTACAGCTAATGAATTGCCTCATTCTTACGAGGAAGATTCTGAATGGCAAGCGAATACGTTTGCGGCCGAATTCCTGATGCCGTATAGCGTGATTAAGCGTGAAGGTCTAACTACGCCAGAGCAGATCATGCATAGGTTTAAGGTTTCAAGGCCTGCTGCAGTGGTGAGACTGAAGGCCCTAAAAGAAGAAGGGCGCTAAGAAGTACCAGTTCTTAGCGCCCGGTAGGGAGATAACCTGGGTGGACTCCCTCCTTGCATATTTTCAGCGCCTGTTAGTGTATAGCTAATGAAAGGCGTCGTCAAGGTTCTCGCTGCCCAGGAAAGGATTGGCAACATTATGTTAAGTCCAATCAAACACGGTCCTGCGCCTGTGGGATACCGTTGGGTTTATTGTCGATCTTATCGTCATTACCGATCAGGTAAGTTGATGATCGCGAGCGACTATGGATACGAAGCTTGGGCTTTCCTCGTTCGAGCCTAAGTAGAGTTTTCCAATAACCTTTTTAGCCCCGCTTATGCGGGGTTTTTTGTGCGCGTGTGCCGTTCTTTTCGCACGAAACTGGCTCCCATCATATGGGGGCCTTTTTCTATGATTGAGTATGTGAAAAGACTGGCCGGGCCGTTCACGGCAGAGGGGGCGACAAACCTTCCTTTTGGCTTCAAAATCTTTGATCCGACAGATGTTTTCGTTGCCGCGTCGACCGATCCGAATGTGTCGTCAACGGCGTTGGTCTATGGAAGAGATTACTCGGTAAAGATGAATGCAGATCAGGACGCGGTGCCCGGTGGCACTGTCGTTCTGAACTCTCCGATCTCTTCTGGACAAGTTGTCGTTGTGGGGTCTGCTGTAGCCTACACGCAGAACATGCAGCTGACGAACTACTCGAGGTTCCCGCCTGAGATCATCAATGAGGCGATGGATCGAGTTGTTGTGCAGATCCAGCAGTTAGTTGAGTTGACTGGACGTACTATTTCTCTCCCGCCTACATCAAATCTTACTGTCAGCGAGTTTCTTGACAATCTTTTCAATGCAGCGAAATCCGCGGCAAAATCTGCCGAAGAAGCGAAGAAGTTCGCTCAGATATGCGAAGAGATCAAGCAGAACATTTTCATCTACTCGTGGGACATCCCGCACGTGGTCGACACGCTCGACGACGTGGAGAAGTATCCGTATGACGGGTTCTTTGCCGTCGGCGGCTACGGCGATCCAGGGCACCACGGGCAGGACATCAGCAATCGCGTCGTGAAGGCCAGAGGTTCGACTGAGCTGAGAACGCTTGGTGAACGGTTCGCGGATGTCGTCAATGTGAAGGACTTCGGAGCGAAAGGCGACGGAGTGGCGGATGACACGGCGGCAATTCAGGCGGCAATTGCCACGCGCAAATCTGTTTTCTTTCCCGAGCCGAAGGCTTTTTATAACATTACTGACGAAATCGGCCCGAAGTGGCCGGGGCAGAAATTGTTTGCCAACTCGAAGGTTCGGGGGATGATTCGTAATGTCACCAACGATCGTCGTCTTGCAATTATCGGGGATCCTTTGAGAGCTGATGGAGCCGCGCCTCAGGCGGGCCTGATCAACCTTTGCTTTTACGGCAACCCGTTGTCGACAGGAGGCATCGTACTGGCCACGAACTTGAACGCAGGGAACCCCGACTGGAGCGACGCGAGCAAAGACTGCGTAATTGATCACTGTGCTGTTGACTACGTAGGTCACGGGTGGGCGCTAGAAGTCTATTCGTGGTGCAACACCATTTCTGACTTTACCTGCTACGAAGGCAACCTCAAGGGATGCTTATACGCTGATAGTGCAAATCAGAATACATCGCTTGGTTTGTATTTGACTGGTTGTACTGAACAGTCATTACAAATCGGTGGGGACGGTTCACAACGAAGAAACAGAGGAAATCTGTTTGCTGGCTTGGTGGTCCAGCAAAGTGGTGGATCTGTGGGTTGCGTGACGATCGCTGATGCGGATAACACGGTTATCACAAGTCTTTATTCAGAGCGCAATAAGTCGTCCTCTTGTGTCGTGCACATTGACGCTACTGCGACAGGTACTTGCATTAACGGTGCCTCGCACCTTTCTGGCGGAGCAGTCGTTATTCAAAATGAAGGTAAGAATACAACCGTAACCAGCGTTGTATCTTCAAATGTTACTGGGGCAATTGTTGAAAATAAAGGCAATGGCTCGATAGTTTCACATTCCATTGATTGGTTGCCCGACGTTGTGCCAACGGGTGTCAAATTCTCAGACAGAAGCACAGCAAAAAGTGGGGTCTATTTTGACTCCGTTGGCTTTGGAGACTTGAAGCTTCGCAACTATGCCCCTTCGATTGAGTTCGAAGATATGTCGGCTTCTCAAAAGAAGCTAAGAATCAAGGTCGACCAAGGGGTGTTGCGTGCAGAGTACGACGCAGCGGGCGACGGCAAATACTCACAGCTACTGTTTGCCATAAATTCGGCTGTTCCTGAGATGAACATTGATGGAATGGTTCGCCCGAATACTGACGGTTCGAGAAACCTAGGTACAGGATCTCGTCGGTGGGCGAATGTTTATGCGTCCACTGGGACGATCAATACCTCCGACGCCCGCGAGAAGACTGCTGTGGCCTCTCCAGACGATGCGCTCATGCGTGCTTGGTCCAAGGTGAACTTCAAGGTTTTCCAGTTCAAGGACGCTGTAGAGAAGAAGGGTGCTGACGCTCGTCTTCACGTTGGTGTGATCGCCCAGCAAGTCATCGAGGCTTTCAAGTCTGAGGGGCTTGATGCTACTCGCTACGGTCTTCTCTGCTACGACAAGTGGGAGGATGAGTACGAGGATGTAGAGGTTATCGACGTACCTGAGGTTGCCGACGAAGAAGGGAACATCGTTACGCCTCAGAAAACTCACGTTGAGCACCGCCTTGTCACTCCGGCGGGCGACAGGTACGGCATCCGCTACGAGGAAGCACTGGCTCTCGAAGCCGCTTACCTCCGTTGGGAACTTCAAAAGATTAAACAAAACCAGTGGTGCGCATGATGGAACATGAATATCTACATGGCCGTGCCTTCGTGAAGAAGAGCAAAGGCAAGATTCAAATCTTCGAGACGCCTTATGGGCTTGGTGACTTCGTGCCTGCCGTAGCAGAAGGCACGACGATGCCGCGAATGCTCAAGGACCGCTTCGCTGATGTTGTCAATGTCAAGGACTTCGGTGCCGTTGGTGACGGCATTCATGACGATACTGAAGCAATTCGAGCTGCTTTTGCCAGTGGTAAAAATGTTTACATCCCAATGGGAGTTTACGTCTGTACTGGTGAGCTTGAGCTAGTGACACCTGGCCAAAAAGTTTATGGCGCAGGTATGGGCATGGGATACAGATTCCCTGGTGCGTGGAGTTCCACGCATTGGTCCGATGTCTCTACTATCTTGATGAAAGGTGAGGGACAAAAGCGTCTTCGTACTCGAATTAAGTCTCGTCAAACAGTTGTCGAGTTGGGTGACGATCCTTTAAGCGTTGCTATCAATATCCAAGCTGAAGGTGTTGTGCTCGAGGATTTCTGTGTTAGATTGGATGTTGAGGTCTCTGAAGAGGCACTTGAAGCCTGCGCTTCGTGGAATAGAACTCCAGAACAGCAGGCTTTGGTCGAACAGGAAAGAACGAACCTTGGTGCTGATTGGGACGTTGGTATCTTCAGCGGCTCTCGTACTTGGGGCGTATACGACCGAGTTGCTGTGGTTGGATACTTCCGTCAGGCGGGCTTTTGGATGGACTTCACGCAAGATCCGAATCTTCCGCGATTTAACGACTTAAAGGGTAATCCCTACCCTCAGTCGAATGTGCCTAACGGAAACGATGGCCACAACTTCTTTAGCTGCTATACCTTCGGCGCACGTTGGGGACTTGTGTGGCGTGGACCTGACTCCGACGATCCTAACGTTCGCTTCTATGACAACACGCGAGATTATTACGATCAGCTTACGAACTCAACTGTCAAAGATCACCGTGGGAGCTTCGGCGGATCAGACTTGAATTGCTTTGGTTGCACTTTTTATGGCAATTCGCACCACACGCAATTGCAACTTTATCCTCTTGAATTGAAGGATCCTTTGGCCGATATGGGTAAAGGCGCTGGTGCACTGTTTATCTCAGGCCTAGCTGGCAATGCAAGTGGTCGTTGTCATGGTCATCGATTCATTGCAACTAGATTTGCTGCTTGTGGGCCTTGGCGCGTGTGCCTGGGGGTTACTGGTCGAGACTCCTTCATCAACTGCATCATTGATGCAGAGCAACTTCGTAATCTCAATGGTTCTGCTATCGAGATGGACAATACAACTAATTATGGTCCGTTTTGGTGCAGTCCCTATGTATATGACTGTAGGCTTTTTGGTCAAGCGGGGCTTTGGTATCCGAAATTTTTAGATCCTGAAACAAGAGATTTGGAGGTTCTCTGTACAGATGAATTTGGTGGAAAACAAACAACAAGATTCTTGACGAGAAGAATCGCGTTGGGATCTGGGCCTTCTGACTATGGTGATACTGGTACATCAGGGATTTGGTTTAATTCTGGTAAGGGTGCTCCGTGTGAACTACAATTCAAGTCAGAAGGCAAACTTGTCGGTATTTTAAAGCAATATTCGTCAGGAACTTTTGCGTATGCAATACCCGATGAATCAGGAATTTCTAAAGAAAAAATTGCCTTTCGAGGTGGTTTAACTGGTACACAGCTTGACTTTAGAGGCGTAGGGGATGTGCCAGTAGATATTATTGGAGGTTCGACTTTTGGTGTTCGTCTTGTCGATCGTGATAATCATGCACTTTTCATGAGGCATGAGCCTAGCAACAAGTACATGAATGTCGATGGTGTAGTCCGTCCTGCAAGTGATAACGCGTATTCTCTTGGTGTAAGTTCATCCAGATGGTCTCAGGTTTATGCTGCTACAGGTACCATCAATACGTCTGACGAAAGATCAAAGACAGCTATCGTTGATCCTGAGGAGTCTCTTATGAGAGCCTGGGGAATAGTTAACTTCAAAGTCTTCCAGTTCAAGGATGCTTTTGAAAATAAGGGAGAGTCTGCACGCTTGCACTGTGGCGTGATCGCCCAACAGGTCATCGAGGCCTTCGCCTCGGAAGGGCTTGATGCCACTCGCTACGGTCTGCTCTGCTACGACAAGTGGGAAGACGAGTATGAAGACATAGAGATCATTGACCAGGTTGAGGTTGCAGACGAAGAGGGGCGCATCATTACTCCTCAAAAAACTCATATCGAGCACCGTCTCGTGACGCATGCTGGCGACAGATACGGCATCCGCTATGAAGAAGCGCTTGCACTTGAGGCCGCTTACCAGAGGTGGCGTATGGACAAGTTGGAAGCCGCTCTTATCGAGAAGGGAGTGAAGCTATGAACGCCAGTAATTTTGCTCACGCCGTTCTAGCTGTTTGGCTTCAAGCAGCATGCGTACTGATCACTCTTTTTTTAGAAATCTCTCCCCTTACAGCCGCAATTTGTGGAGGTTTGTTTACTGTAGGTTTCTACTTTGGTAGAGAAGTGGCTCAAGCAGAAAGGAAAGCAGGAACTCCCCCGTGGTACTCAGGCTTCTTATTGAAGAATTGGAGTCGTGACAACCTCTTTGATTTTGTCACTCCGCTACTTGGGAACATCTTGTTCGTCTTGGTTTTGGTTGAGGTTCAATAGTCAAACAACTACCCCGTCGGTGGAAACATCGGCGGGGTTTTTGATTTAGTGCGCGTGTGCGTTCTGATGTGCAAGATACTGGTCTTGCACGAGGAGAGGAGGCTATTCCGAGCCGACGCTTCGTGCAATTTGAATGGAGGATTTGCCATGGGTGAATTCGCTAGTAAAGGGGTCGCGGGTAGCGGCCTGGGTCTCGGCATTGCCGGGACCGCGTTGGGGCTTCTCAACGCTAATGGAAACGGTGGTGGCCTTCTTGGCGGGCTGTTTGGCGGCGGCAATTGTCAGAACGCTCAGGCTGGCATGGCGCTCAATGCTCTGGCTGAAAAGGACGCGAAGATCGCGGAACTGACGGCCATGCGCTACAGCGACAACCAGGATGCGGCGGTCTACAAGCAGACGCTTGCCGACAACAAGACGCTTCGAGACGAGATGTACGCCTACATCACGCCGATTGCGCAGGAGTCCGCGGCCAATCGCGAACGCGTGGCGGTGCTTGAAGCACAGCAGAAGTGCGAAGCTGAAAAGGCTCAGCTGCGCGAACAGATCGTCACGCAGAAGATCGACCGCGTCGCCTCCGACTGTGCATGCGGCCTCAACAATCTGGCCACCGAGGTCGGCTGTCTCAAGGCTCGTGTCAACGCCATCACGAAGGAGGTCGTGCCGCTTGGCGCAATCTGCCCGCAGCCGATGCCCCGTTACAACGAGTGGACGTCTCCCGAAGGCGCGACTCAGGTGACGGTCTCCAATCCCGCCCGCACGACGGCGCAGCAGTAACCGGTAGGAGCGCGTCATGAACGTTGAAGTCTCCCAGATACCGACGATTGCCAGCGAATTCATCACCATGGTGGTCATGCCGAAGGCACCCACCGGGCTCCTGAAGTTTGGCATCGGCTTCGTCTCCCCCTACATCCGCGACGCCGTAGCGGTGCGTGTCGAGCAGTCCCTGCCGACGCTCAAGATGCTCGGCATCGTGGACGAAGGGAAGGTTGATCTTGACCGTGCATCCGCGGCCGCCTACGCCGCGCTCGAAGAGGCCGGCGGCAAGGTGGAGCTTAGCGGCTACATGGTCGACAAGGCGGACATCGACGCGCTCCTTGAGATCGCGAAGAAACACGCGGTCGAATAAGGAGAAAGTCATGGACTTGAAGGACATGCGAAAGATGCAGGGTGAGCGCACCGAAGAAGAGCTTCTGGAGAAGATCGACAAGATCCTCGACGACGCTCGGGACGGTCACTACAGCCTGACATCCCAGAACCTGGAAGATCTTTGTGAAGCGTGGGAGTGCATCAAGCACATCCGCACGGTTCTAGCAATGGATCGTTAACTAGGCAGGGGGCGGATTATTCGCCCCCTACGCCAATAGCGGAGAGCGCCATGTAGATGTACTTCATTGCGATTAGATATGCGGCAAAGGACGCGGCAAGGGCTGCGCGCATGTTTCTGTTTTGGGACAGTTCAATCAGCAGTTCGCGCTCCTCTGGTGGGCGGTTCGTGTCCTTTGCATACATCGTCTTAACCGCAGAACTTAGCCAATATGTAGCGGATACAAACGAAACTACCGCGACAAGAACATCCAATATCGTCAGAAACATTTCCAAACAACCATGCCAGAGAAAGATCCAAATTCGTGGGCGTCGCTTCGCGCAGTGCTTCCGATTCTTTTCGGAGCAGGCGGTGGCGTTATCAGATATTACTGCCTCATCAAGTCAGGCCGTACGTTCAAGTTTTTCGAGTTCGTCGGGGACATGCTGTCCTCTATCTTCGTGGGATGCGTCCTGTACATGTTGGCCGAGGGTCTTGCACAGCCGACGGAGATCAGTGCGGTATGCGCCGCCATTGGCGGGAACATGGGGGCAAGAGCCTTCCAAATCGTTGAGAGTTTTTTTGAAAAGAAACTTGGCATACAGGAGAAAGCCCATGAGTGAAACGAAACCCTTAACGGCTTGGCCGGTCGAGTTGGCTGCAGACTTCATCGAGCAGTGGGAAGGCTTTCGCGAGACAGCGTACTTGTGCCCCGCGGGCGTGCTCACCATCGGGTTCGGCCACACAGGCCCCGACGTGAAGAAGGGACAAGTCGTGACGTACAAGGAAGCCTACACCATGCTCCTAGAGGACCTGAAGCGCTACGCCTCGGGCCTTGCCCGTTGGCTGAATGTCAAAGTTACGGAGGGCCAGTTTGTCGCCCTCCTCTCGCTCGCCTACAACGTCGGCGTGGACGGCGTCGTCCACAAATGCCCGAAGCTCATGCGCGCCGTGAACGACGGCGACACCGAAGAAGCCGCTCGCCAGTTCCTTGATGTGAACAAGGCTAACGGCAAAGTCCTGCCGGGGCTCACGCGCCGCCGTCAGGCCGAAGCGAAACTGTTTCTTGGGGAGTTGTGAGCAGTTGGGGCATGAGTGACGAGTGCTGTGACACAATCCAATTTTTTGATAGGAGGTCACAGTGGAATCGTTCATGACAAAAATCTTTATCGATCTGTTAGGAAAGATAGGTATGAAAAACAATCGTATCTCTGATACCGAATTTCGTAAATATGCGATTGCCCTGGCTTTTGTATGGGCTCTTGTTTGGGAATGGTTTTGTAGGCGGTGGGTCGAAGTCCATGAATATTTTGGGGCGCAGGTGTTCCCTGATTTTGTTTATGACATTTACTCAGAACAGGATTTGGCGCTTTCTCCGTTTGTCAATGGCCTTATTTTCTATGTAGCCTTTCTCGTATTTCTGAAGCTACTTAACTATCCGGAAGAACTTAAAGAAGATGAGGTCCTCGACTGGCGTGTTGGACATCTTAGAAAGTGGAGCTTTAGATTTTTTTGCTTAGGACTCGCGATTACGGCGTATGCGTATCTTGTGTAGCTATGAAGCGAGTTCTTCTTGTTTGCGGCATAGTGGTTTCGTTCGTGTCAGGCTATCGCTATGCCGCGGCGCTCTATGGCGAGGACATTGCCGCGCTACGCGAGGACTACGCCACTCGAGCGCAGACCCTTGAGGCTAAGTATCGTGAGAAGGAGAGGGGCTATGCACAGAGTCTCGTTGACGCTTGGGAAGCTCGGGACAAGGCGCTTGCTCGTGCCGATGATCTTGGCGCTGATCTTGAGCGGGTGCGCAAGCAAGCAGCCGACGCTCGCCGTCGATTGTTCGCAGCCGGTTCAGGTACCTGCGACGCTGAAAGAAAGCAACTTGCCCGATGCGCAGACTTACTCGACCGAGGCGCAGACTTGGTTCGAAGAGGTGTCGAACTATCTGAGCGGACTGCGATAGACAAAGATGCAGTCGTAAAGATCGTTAGCCAGTGACGAAGTTGTAGACGAACTCAGCCGAAAGTTTAGACGAAGGGTGGCGCCTAAAAAAGGGCTGAAGCGTCTGTAATGGTTCTGCCCCAACGGTTTGAGGATGGCGCCCATAAAAACTTAGTTAGACGAAAATGCCCCACTTACCTTCGCTGGTAGGTGGGGCGTTTTTTGTGCCTTCGAAAAACGTCACTTCTTCTTCGGCATGATCGTGTCGGCCCATGACTGCATGACGGGACGACGTAGTTCACATAGGTCGTCACGCTGATACGTTTGCTCAACGGCGTTGCCGGTTGCGTGCATCAAGCATTTCTCTGCGACGACTCTGTCCACACCGTTTCTGGCCGCCCAGTCTCGGAAGGTCGAACGGAATCCGTGCATTGTTACTTTGCCGTCTGTGAGCCTGCTGACGGTGTGATACGGGTTGTCAATGCGGATTGGTCTGTGCGCCCAGTAAGGCGACGGAAAGAGCGGTCCCTTCTGGCTCGGGTTGGCGGCAAGCAGCACTTCAATGGCCTGATCGCTCAGAGGGACACGGTGCGGGAATGGCTTGCGGTCTTTTCTGCGAGCGGGCGGGATGTACCAGATGCGCTCTTCAAGATTGATTTCATCCCAAAACGCGAGCGTAAATTCCTTGCGGCGCGTGGCGGTCAAGATGCCGAAGAGTGCGGCCAGACGCGAAGAAGGCTCTCCGACCTCACCTGCAAGCAATCGGCTTGCGATGTCGATTGCCTCATCAAGCGTAGCGGCAGGGCAATGCCTGGTGGTGTAGATGCGCTGAGGTGATGGCAACCATGCATCCAAATTGCCGCGCCAAGTGGCTGGATTCTCTTTGGTGTAAAACCCTTCACGCTTTGCATAGGCAAATACGGTCTCCAAGAAACCACGGGCTTTGATGCCTGTCGGAGTCTGATCCTTCCAGAGCGGATTGAGGATTGAAAGGATGTGAGACGTTTCGACCTCTTTAATCGGCATGTCTCCGATGTGCTGGACTGCGAGGCCGAGGATACACCGACGCCATTCATTGATGCTGTGCTTGTTCTTGTATTGCTTGACCTCAATGATGATTGGGATGATGCGCTCGGCATATTCCTTGAATGTTGGTTCGTGCTTTGTCTTAGCCGGTGCTTTCTTTTCTTCTCTGAAAGCCTTCGGGTCGACCCCCTGTGTGAGGAGAGTGTGGCATTTGAGTGCCTCATCCTTCGCCATTTGAATCTTGATGAATGTCGGATCACCCAGTGATAGATCCTTGCGCTTTCCGTCGAACGTGTATCGGAAGACAAACGCTCTGCTGAGTCCGTTTCTTCGGACGACGAGGTACAAATTCGGCGCGATCTTATATCGTCCATCGCCTACTGTCAGAATGTTTTTGGCCGTTATGTTCATGGCGTGTCCCACAAAATTGAATCCCCGAGGTGCCGAACGGGCCTTTTGTCCCAC